AAATCCTTGTCATTGAGGTAATAACGTTCATCGTAATTAATTGCCGTAATGGTATTTGAGAACTGGTCAGCCGGTTCTCTTTTTGCAACCAGATAAGGCAGTGAGCCTTTGGTATCGTCATTAACCACCGTATAGATAGTATTCACAAAGTCATCGGGACTTAGCTTTAATGCACCGTTCGGTAATCGGCCTAAAACTACCTTGTTCTTGGCAGATCCTGCGGTAACAGGAATAAGGTCCACGGTACCATCCCCCATTTGCAGATAGATCACATAGCTCTTGCCTGCAATGAAATCGACATCATGGCTTAGGGTGAGAATTAAACCTTCTTGCTGTACCACCTCGCCGCTTTGATGAATACCATTGCGATAATCCGCTACAGCAATCCGGTCACGTAAAACCAGTAATTCTGATTCTGGTGCCGCATCAAAGGTAATGGATTTGCGCTGGAAGCGAAGCTTGTTCCAAAGCCGGTACGCATTAAAATGAGCTTGCCACTTGTTACGCACACCTACAGATTTCACCTCTTTGGGGTTCTTGGCCCCTTTATCCGGTAGATAGATATTGATACGACTATCGTCGGTCGGATCCGTGTATTCATAGATCAGTCCGTCGTAGTCATCCATCACGCCAAAGGTCAGGTCATGCTTGTAACTATCCGGAATGATATTCCTGAAGTTAAACAGCATTACCGAGTTATCAGTTGGACGTTCAAAATAAAGCTTGAGCTTATTATTTTGCCGATATGCAGTACAAAATACGGCATCACAAAGATTGGTAACCAGCTCTTCAAAAGACAGGTTTGTATCATCAATAGTGGTACAGAACTCAGCCGCTAGTGGAGTACCAAAATAATCAACTACATCGTTATAAGTCCGATAGATGTTTTCAAGATCAATCTCATCGATCGAACGGCGGCCAATCTTGTCATCGAGTGCCATAGATACCAAAGCATCAGCAAAGCTCGATGTTGGAAATAGCTCTGTCGTCATTGCCCCATTTTTATAAGTCGGCAACATTCGCTGAAGATCGAAATTGATCTTACGGGACTTAACAGATAAAGCTCCAGTGGTTGCATAAGTACGTGCACGAAAAACTGTTTCATGTTCATATACTGTGCTTTGCAAAGGATAAGCACCGTAAAGCGCCTGCCACTTTACTTCATCAACTACTGTTGTAACTGCCGGAGTTGGAGTTAAACGGCGTGCACGGACGCTACAGCGCCCCTGAAACGTGACCATATCAAGTGTTGCACCAACGGTCTGACGTGACTTTGCTGAACCCTTTAGAATGATCTGCTTCAGCATTGGATTGCCAATGGCTGCACCAGATTCATTAACCGGTGTTACTTCAACTTCAATCGTGACGTTTACAGCTCCCTGATTTCCACCTGAAGAAACTGTGTAAAGTCCATTTGTGGCCACAAAGTTACATAGCACCCGACTTCGTTCAACATTGTCCAGAATGAATGGACCAATCCACTTTTCACCTATTGAACTTATCTTTGGTGATAAAGCTGTTGTTTGTTGGTTACTTAACTCTTTAAGCTTTAACCAGTTGGAGTTTACCGCAGCCGGATTAGACAATGCCATACGGTCATCAGCTACCGATAGAACGCTATATGTACCGTTTAAATCATAAGTCTGGCCGTTAAAAGTAAACGAAGCATTTGTGATTTCTACCCGGTCATTACTAACAAACTTAGTGGTTAAATCAGTATTGTTTGCAGATGCACGCAAGATCTCATTTGGATATGCAAAAAGAAGATAGTTGGTACCTTCCAAGCTTTGTGTATCAGCCGGACGCAAGATCTGGCCATTCACCGAGTTTTGATGCTGAACCGTTAGTGGCGGCGTGGTAATTTCGGTACCAAGCGAAAAATATGGCTCACCTGAAACAATATCTACACCTGGTCGAAAGACTTCTACCGATGCGCCGGCAATATCAACAATGTTGGTTTCACCGTCATATGCACCGTTAATTTTATAGTGACCACGACCAATACAACCAACAACATGCTCTACTTCGACATTGTTTTCATATACCTTGTAAGGCACAGTAATCAGATCAGGGGTATCGTGAGCGGCACCATAAATATCTGCGATACGACCATTTACGCGAGTTTTATTTTCACGGTTTGATAATTCGTTATTTGCAGACGAGGATTGATTGTTATTCTGGTTGGTTTGGGTAATTGATGGTACTGGCATTAATAATGCAACAGCCACACCCATAACTATAGAGGCAACCACTATCCAAGCTAGAGTTATGGGGTCCATACCCTTGGGATTCTCAATTACAATGAAAGTGCCTGGCAAGAAATCGAGCTGCTTTAATTCATATGCATTCTTCGGCGTGACTTCATTCGCAAATGAAATTTCTGCATGATCCATATTGCTTGTGGTATGAAAAATACGGACATGCTCAGGCATATGGTCATATTTTGAAGTAAGCCATTGACCCAAAGTTTCAGCGTGTTCAATTGTTTTGTCTTCGGATAAAGGGTCTTGTTTATAAATAATCTTAATCATAGAAACTCACACGATTAAATCCAAATGCTTGAACGACTTGAATTGGCATCCATGAAACGCCTGATTCCTGCAAATGCAAAATACGCCCCAAACGAAAAAGCCCCACATGTGGGGGCTTGTTTCGGTATCTAGAGTGAAAGGCGACTATGCAGCCTTCCTTAGGCATAGGCAATGGATTTAGTAACTTCAATCTTGATGGCAGAAATACCTTCTCTTTGACGGGCTTCATAAAAAACTCAAGCGCCTCTCCTCGATCAATATCATATAGATCCATTGCAGCTTCATGCGCGAAGTGAACACAGTTGTAGTATTCCTCGTCATATTGCTTATCGAGCAAATGATCGTGACTCTTCATATAGCCCCCTTCAAACCACTAAAACGATCCAGTGCAAAGATATCTCCAGTCTTCGCAGTATTTAATCGTGGTGATTCAGCCTTGAATGTCACAGCTTTATGATTCATGGCAACACTGGAGAGTTGTAGACCTAGTAGATAAAACATTGGTGTATTCAAGTTATCTGAACTATAAAGGCGGTAATTTACGGTCGGCTTTACATTAGAATATTGCCCCTCAATTACCCGTTCAAACTCATCCGGCAAAATATCACCAAGCCCAGATATTGAAACGGTCAAAGTCTGGTCCAGATCACCGAGCATTCCGGATCTTTGAATTGTCATTGGTAGGTATTCGTAAAATACTTGCCCCGCGCCTTCATTGTGCTGAACATACACTCCACGGTCATCATTACGTACCACCCGGTAAGTATTCATAAAAGAAGGGTGTGAGAGTTCAATGCATTCCAGTTGATAAACATCTACTTTTCGATTGAAAAAGAATTTGGCATATTCGTTATCCATTAGACCTCCCAATCTTTGATAAGTGCCTGATCAGCGATAAGGTTAGGCTGGTTTTGAACAACTTCGAGCTGCGCGTTCACACGATATAAGTTGCCATTCACTTCATTGGTCTTGAACGAGTTGGGAATGAAGTTACATAAATATTGCTGACGTGTTCCCTGATCAATCACCAGATCCGCATAAAATGAAGCCGGCTTGCTTTGGTATACACGCCAGAAAGCCATCATTTTATTAAAATCGGATTTACTTAAATTCCAGTTCACATCGACAATATGACTATTACGTTTTACATCGATGTAATAGCGACCACGTCCTCCGTCCATCTGCTGGCGTTTCACATCATCACCCGGTGTTACGCCATAGCCGCTGGTCTGAGGATTTAGCTTTAACTTGTACATAACTTTCCTTCAGGTAATAAAAAACCACCCCGAAAGGTGGTTTTATTGATTAACGATTCCGTCTTGCTGTCGTATTCTCAGTCAAAGACCGACTAATGGTTGAGTTTGGATTTGCGATTTGGTCACTTACAAGTTTCGGTACCTTTCTTGGAAGCTGCTTATCCAGTTCATCTGTAACAATGATCCGGACTGTTTGCTCATCCAGTTGTTCAGCTTCAACTGTCGCCCCACTCACCTGATTAATCACTTCAATTTTGAAATTGATTGTCGGTGCAGCTGGCTCAATTGAAGGCATAATCTCAGCTTGAGGTCGAGCAGCTTTACCCATCGTGAAGTCTTGAACATCATCCAGATTTGAACGATCCTGAACTAAACCATTGGATGAGAAGTAGACCTTGCCATCGTGGTATAGATCAGAAGTTGCTGAAGTAGGCACGTTGCTATTGCCCTTATAAATTATCTGGCCATCATGAACCGGTTGATTAAAGATGTTCGAGATTTCTTTGCTCTGGTTAAAAATCCTTGAGCTCTGGTTGGCCCGATTCAAGATACTCTCAAAAGTGGTATGGTTTTGAGCATAGTTAGAAACAAATGATTCTGGACTTGTCGCCCTTCTCATCTGTTCAACTTTATCAACACCACCCCATTTTTTAATATCATCTTGGGACCAAACAATTTCTCCTTTATGCACGGCACCAGCAATCTCATATTTCTTACCTTTGCCTGTATATCCTCCATCTGCAAAACCATTGTCTTTGAAGATAGAAACTTCTTTCAGCAATTCTTTCTCAGCATTCTGCACGGTACTGTTTGAAACATTACTATTCAGAACTTTTGAGTTAGAAAGGTTAGATATATTTGAAATCGACTTGTTGTCATTAAATGCTTTTGAACTCAAGAAAGAACGGTTAAAAACATTCTCTATTGAAGTGTTGTTCTGTGCATGATTATTGATAAATGCTTCAGGGTTTGCACTCTTACGCATTTTCTCAACTAAACCAACTCCACCCCAGCGTTTAATATCTTCTTGGGACCAGACCACCTCTCCTTTATGGACAATACCAGCAGGCTGATATTTCCCACCAGATCCAGTGTAACCACCGTCAGAGAAGCCGGCTATAGTTTGTCCAGCGATCAGACCAACATTCGCCATCCCCATCCCAAGCACAAGGTTGGCTGCTGTTGATTTGCTAATTACATCCAAATACCACGGACTTGCTAGAATCTGGTTATACGCCTGTAACGCGCTAATTGTGGCTGAGCCAATTGCGAATGCTTGCTGTGCTATATACATGCCCTTGTATATACCAGATTGCTCGCCTGCTGCATTTTTAACAATTCCAGTCATATTTGACCAGTAGCCACTAAGCTGACTTGTTAAGCTATCAAGTTGCCCCAATTGGGTTTCAAAAAGTGAGCTATTCAGGTCCCGTTCATCTTGAGCATATTTTTCATCCAGTGCTTTTCTGGATTGTAAATATTGCTCTCGCGCTGCCAATAATTGCGAGCTCCTCTGTTCCTCATCAGCAATTAGATTGATACCATTAGTTTGGTCTATATATGTATTTAATAGCCCTCCTGCATCAGTTGAATACCGATTTTGCAAATCCCATTGAGCATACCCTCGCGGGTCATTTTGTTGAAATACTTGTTGTGAAGCATTAAAACCGCTCTGAAAAACCTTATCCGATGCGCTATCTAAAGTCTGAAATTGCCCCATATTATTAGCGCTAAGCAACCCAGCTTTTCGCTTCTCATCTGCAACTTTTTTAATCTCATCCAGCTCAATCTGATATCGCCTTATTGCCAGCTCAGTTTCACCCATGTATGAGCTTTTCGCCTCAAGTAACTGTTTTTCGCGAGTCGATTGTATAAGCTCAAGTTCTTGCTGTTTTTGCTGTTCCAGGCCATCTAAAGCAACCTTTCTTTGATCTTCAGAGAGTTTGCCTTCAGCAACTAATCGCAAAGAATTGGTTTTATATGTGTAATCAAGTTTTTGTTCTTCAGTCCACTTATAACCATTTACTTCAAAATCTTGCTGAAGTTTGGCGAGTTCATCTTGAGCTTTATATCGCTCTTTGATTTTAGGAATTAAGGCTGTTTGACCCGTTTGTTGCGCAAGGTTAATTTCTTCGTTACGAGCCTTGGTTCGCTTCGCTTGCTCCTCCTCATATTGCTCTTGAAGGTTTAGACCTTGCTTAACTAACTCTAAACGTGCCTTGATTTGCTCTCCATAGGCTCTATCGCTATCACCATCGGATAAACCGCCTTTGCCAACACCACCAGCAATGATATCGGAATACCTTGAAACCTTAGCTACATACTGCGAAACCTCCTTATTTCGCTCTGCACTGCCTTTAACCTTGCCAGTTTTAGTAAACTGTCTTGCTCCACCCTCACCTGCATTATGGGAAAGTATTGCCTGAGCCAAGTCACCTGTTTTTTCATAAACCTTGGCGATATTATCAATTACAATTTTGCCCGACTTTTCCAAGTCATAACTATCAGCAACAGACATATTGTTCTGTTTACGATAACCACTGGTTGTTTGAAAATATCCTATTGCACCAGTATGACTCTTAGCTTCTCGAATACCTTTAGATTCTTGAGCCAATAAGCCTGCAATTACACTTGATGGTATCCCTTTGCTTTCAGCATATTTACCTAAACCACTCGATTCAATTAAAGCAGCAGATCGCTTGGCTACTTCCAATTCAGCTTGTGTGATTTTAAGTTTTTTCTCACTTTCCTTGGTTTGCTTTCTTTTAGCTTCAGTTAATTTATCTTCTCGCTCCTGTTGTTCTTCGATGATCTTGAGATTTCTAAGTGCGCTATCAATTTCATCTTTAGACAAAATTGCACTCATTCCTTTTGCTTTTTGCAGTTCTAAAATGGCATTAGCTTGAGCAACAGTGTAACCTTTATCAAGCCAACCTGATTTATAGATTGAATCAATAACGCTATCTTTTTGCTTGGCTTGATAATCTTGCAAAGCCTTAGTTGCCTTTTCTGCTTCAGTAGCAGTATTTCCTAAAGCATCAGCATGCTTCTGTTGCTTAATTGCCGCATTTTGTGCTTCATTACCTCCAAGTTTCACTTCAACTCTTAATAATTTAAGTTTCTCAGCTGATAAACTTGCTTTAGATGCATTGTCATCATACTGCGCAGCCTGTTTTTTCAGATTTTCATATAGATCTGTAGGCAACTTAATTTTATTTAGACGTTCAATGGCTTCTGTATAGCTGATAGTTCCAGTTCTCGCTTCTTGGGAAATTTTTTCAACCTCCCTATTTCCTCGTGCATAGTTCTCGATATCAATTAATGCAGACCCTACAGCACGCGATGATTTCTCTAATGCTTTATTTTGTGCATTAAAAGCAGTAGTTAAATCATTAACTGCTTTAGCCTTATCATTGCCAGTTAATTTTTTTAACTCCTCATCAGCTTTCTCAGCAACTTTAGCTTGTTCAGCAAGCTTTTGCTTTGCCTCCTCTGCCTTATTATTAAAATAAGAATAGGCTGCCGCTAATCCCATTACTCCTAATGTTGCAACTCCAGCCCACCCACCAATTAATCCAAACGCCCCTTTAGCTAGTCTCCCTGCAATTGAAGTTGCAGTATTTAGCTTAATTTGAGCTGCTGTTTGTGCATTTGTAGCAGCAGTTACTGCTGCCTGTGCTTGTGCGTATCGAGTTGCTGCCGCAGTTGCTCCAAATTTAGCTTGGGTTTCTGCATTTGTTGCTCGCACATTCGCGAGATGAGCTTTTGCTGCATTCAAAGCAGCGGTAGCTTCTGCATATTCTGCTTGAGCATTTAATACAGATGCTTGGCGGCTCGCTAAAGTTGAAGCCATTCCCTCTTTAATAGCAGCGCTCTTCATCAAAATTGCACGAGTGATATATCCAATACCAACTACTAAAGCCCCATCAGCAATTAAATCTAAATTACTTGCAAGAGTTTGAACTGATCCAGCTAATACCTGTGCCGCACCACTTCCCTTACCTGCTTCGCCAACAAATTTTGTGATCTCGTTGTTTAGGAGTGTGAGAGACTGCCCGATTGT